GGAGATCGAACGGTAATTCCGCTATCTAACGTAATAACTATGGAGAAGATATGGGCAAGAAAAAACAAGACACTGTCCAAGACATAATGGACAGAATCCAAGAAGAACTAGACGTACTAAGAGATAAAGTTAACGATCTAGAAGACAATCAATGCGAATGTGACTCATCAGAAGAATCAGACGACTGGTCTGACGATGAGGACGAAGAAGAAGACGAAGAATAGTCTACTAAAATCTTTTCTTTCTTTGAAGGTCGTTGTGGTTTTCCGATTCTTATATCAGTCTGTTTTTGTTTAACATCGGACTTTAGTTCCTCAACTTCAACACCTTCAAGGATTGGAGAGTATTGATCTAATACTTCCGCAAGTCTCTTATCTAATTCCTCCTCCGATAAATCATCTAACTTACCGGTCCTAATAATCTTTTGTTCAATATATAATCCAGCAGCCTTACCTCGAGCAACTTCAGCATTAACTGCAGCACTCCAGGCTTTATTCTTTAAAGCTTCATTTTTAATTTTACCTAATTCTGTTATATGACTTTCAAAAGTGACATCGTATTTCTTCTGGTTCTCAGCTCTTAACTCTCCAATGTATTGAACAACTAATGGATACATCTTTGCATTTTGCAATTTACTTGCAGCATTTTTTGCTGTGTCTGGAGAATATCCTGCAGCAACAGCCGCTTCTGTTCCAGTCATTCTTCCCTCATTGGTAACTAACTCATGAGCGAACTTTATCTGCATTTCTGTAAGTCTTTTTGGTACTCCCATACTATTGATTAGTTATTATTTCAAAATTGCAATCATATTTATTACATAAAATAGATGATATTTTTTTAAAGTGTTTTATTATTGATTTTCTATTTTTAAAATAAAACCATTCAGAAGAACCGGAAGACTTTATCTTCTTCGTTGAGTAAAATTTAAAGAATCCTTGTAATGTTTTTTCTAAGTTAAAACCATTATTAGCGCTATATTCAACAAAGCATATATAATTTAATCCATAAGGATTATCGGTTGGATTCATTCTATCTTCAACAGTTTGTTGAGTTGTCATTCCAATTTTGTAATGGTTTGTACTATAAGGTCTTTGTTCTTCAGCTAAATAAACTTTTATTTTTTTAACACTATTTATAGAATTTAGTATGTTAAATATTGGTTTAAAACTTTTGCATATTTTAATTATTTCATTTGGTTTACACTCAAGTCTTTTTTCTAATTCCTCTATAGCTTTACCCATTAATCTATTTAATTTAAACAGATTATCTCTTAACATTAACTTATTTTGTTCTGATTTTTCTGTTCTTAATTTTTCAATATATTCACATACCAATGGATATACATTTACATTCTGTAATTCTGAAGCAGTAACAGACGCTCTATCTTGTGAGTATCCAGCAGCTACTGCCACTTCTTTCCCACTCATTCTTCCCTCATTATTTACTAACTCATGAGCGAACTTTATCTGCATTTCTGTAAGTCTTTTTGACAATCCCATACTATTGATCTTATAGGTTAACTTTGGTAAAACATCAATATATTTTACTCCATAAAATATAATTACCTGGGGTTGGCTTACGACATGGGTTAGACTTCATTACCTATTGATACTGGGCCCCAGGCACTAAAAGGAATAGAAATGCAAGGAAGATTTTTAAGACAAGTAATAGATAAGTTTATGAAAAACTCTGAAGTTGCTAACAACGCAAGAGTTCAAGTCTATATGCCAAACGGAGATACATTTGATGTTTGTGGTATTCAATTAATGCAAAATAAGATTATTGGAGAAAGAGAATCTCATAGATTAATCATTACAGTTGAGCCTACTCAATGGCATATGGGCAAGATGACCAAGCGTATTGGTTAACTTAAATTCTTAATGAAACCAGAGTCAAAATTTTGGCAAGAAGTTAAGAAAAATATTACAGGAATTTCTTTTACAAGGCTTGAATCTTGGGCCTCAGCTGGTGTGCCAGATCTATTATGCTACAACAAGAATGGTAAATTCTTTACTATAGAATTAAAGGTGACAAGAGGTGAATATCCGACCTTCTCTCCGCATCAAATTAGCTTCCATATCAAGCACCCGAAGAATTCTTTCATCTTAAAAAAGGCCCTCGGTCCTTTGTCCATAAAACTTTATGAAGGATCACAGATCATGCAACTTAAGACACGTGAGCCTTGTGCCTGTATTGCTGAAGGCTGGACCAAGGTTCAAGAACACCTTGTCAATGTGACATAATGTCGCAGGCAGCCAACTAAAAACCTGTGGGCGGGTCCCACCCAAACAAAAACTTGCGGGCGGGTTCCCACCCCAACTTGTGGGCTTGTCACTTGTGCTTGTTAACGAGATGCTTGTTCCCTGGTGCTTGTCGCCTGGACAATGGAACAGGAGCCATTGCCTGCAACGATACAGGCAATGTTTTAGGTATGACTACCCTTGAGCTCTACTGAGTAGAGCTCCAAGCTAGTTAGTAATTAGGGTCTAGATAGGGAATATCCATTTCAATTAATTCCTTAACGCTATCTAAATGGAATTGTTGGGTCTTCCATATTTCTTGGTTAGGCTCCATTTTAATAGTATCTTCAAGCCTAGCTAACAATTCATCTATTACTTTAATAGCTGAATTGTATCTCTTAACGTCTTCCTTGTGTTTCATTATTCAACCTCCTCAACGTTGTTATATTGACTTTCCGCGTCTTTGATTTGCCAAGTAGACAAATCAACTACCTCAAGGGCTAACGCTTCCTTTGCTTCTTCTAGTGTATTAGCTTCTATTATTTTTTCATATGTGATGCTCTCGTCGTATGTTAATTTAAACGTTTTCATTATTCATTCTCCTTTATTGTTTCAAAGTTATATAGATTTTCATCACAAGTTAAGCACACGTAAGGATAATCAATGTCTTTATGTATCTCTACATAGACATGAGATAAGCAATTATGGCATCTCTTATCTTTAACAATATGCTCTGGTTTATACTCAACGTTAATCATTCAACCTCCTTGATTTCTAATGTTTCCTCTTCGCCCCAATTATCATCATGAGATATAGCCTTGCCATCTTTAACTAATTCTTCGGCTTGCTCTTCATCTTTTGCATATACAGTGTATGTTCTTTGAACATCATACTGAAATACAACGTTGTACTCTTTTAGTTTTTTAGTCATGTTCCTTGCTCCTTGTTTGTTGATGATGCATTAAGCATCCCCTAACCCCCGAAGGGGTTAGAAGTTGATTAATTATAACCACTCGTGCTTGATAGCGTTGCCTTTGCCGTAAAGCGTTCTAGATAGTGTTTCAACCAAATGAAAACCCATATCCATTCCACAGCCCCTAACAATAACCCCGTTAGTTGCATTACTTAAGCCCCAACCAATAACCTTGGAAACTAAGTAAGACCAATTTAATGGTGTCACGTTGTTAAATGTTTTATTGATTTTTAATTGTCTAACTTTGATATGTCTTGTCATACCACTTTGTGACACTCTTACTGTTTGAGTGTAAAGAGTTTCCCCCTCTGGGATAAACTTCTTTAACTGTTCTATTGCCTCTAGTTTTTCTTTAGTCATTGTTCCGTGCTCCTTGTTTAGTTGTTAGTGAGTACTACCGAAATTCAGTCAAAGACCTTGTCACATATTGCTATGTGTATTTCTCGACGTAGTACTCAGTATTGGCTTACATAACAAGGTTAACCAATACCTCCTACAATATCCCAGAGCCACGGAACAAGCAACAACTAAATTTATTGATTCGCCTTTGTTCTTGGTCAAGTGTTTCGAATAAGTCCATGCGACATATTGTCGCAGGCTTACCCACTACATATAGCGTGACATATATATCACACTACTAAATACCTGTGGGCGGGGCCCACCCCTAAAGAGCCAAGGCTCATGGTACATATAGCGTTGTATTATTATCACAGCCACCATTAGTAGCGTGACATATATGCAACGGTACTAAATACATGTGGGCGGGGCCCACCCCCGATGACCTAGAGGTCCCAATGGGTTTACGATTTACTTTTATTCTAAGGAGGGGGGAGAGGGTAAATCAAATAAAGGGGTCCCAGACATACCCTTTAGTCTAGGATTTACACAGTCATAGTTAATAAATTCATTATGGGTTTGAAAATTACTTTTTTCTTGAGATGGGGGGAGGGGTAAAAAATGTTTAAGGTACCATCAAAGGGGACCCTATGGGTTATGAAATTATCTATGGATTTGTACCCCCG